AGGTGCTACCTATTGGGGTCAGACTAGAGATGAATCCACCCATTTAAGAGTATATATTGATGCTAAACAATAAAGAAATAGGTTCTGCTTTAAGAGTATTAGTTAAACTATATTATCATAAGCACGATGAGTTAAGAAGAGAAGCAGTAAGAAAGAAAGATGGTTGGTATTTTGAACAGTTAAAAAGTAATATCAACCTTATTAGAAACACAATTAATATGTTAGAAAAACTTAGAAAGAAAGGAGAATAAAATGTGGCATAGAATAATAACACACTTTGAAGATAAGTATGGAGAGAGTACTAAGTATGACTTAGACTATGGTAAACTATTAATAATAGCATTATGTATTTATATAGCATTGGAGGTATAGTTATATGACTAAAAAGAAAATAGTATTTAAAGACATAAATAAAATTTTAAATTTGACACAACAACAGTCAAGACAAATCTTAGAAATGTTAGAAACATTAAGAAATATTAATGCAGTAACAGATGATAAGTGTCCATTAGACTATGAACAAATATGTAAGTTAGATGGCATGGAACATCAACTTGCTGACATAGTAGGTGCTAAGGTAGAGTGTGAACATGGACACTATACAAGATGGAGTGGGTCTTATGAATATAAATAGCTTAGTAGACAAGTACTATTTGTCTAGTGATTTCAATATGTTAGCAGATAAAACTAAAGTAGATTATTCAAATTGTTTATCTGTAATGTTGAACACTAAGATAGATGATAAGTTTGTTTATACAACTAAGGTCAATAAATTGACAGGTGCAGTTGCTAGACAATCATATGAAGTATGGCTAAAACGTGGCATTTATATGGCAAACCATATATGTGCTACCTCTAGGAAAGTTTATTCATTTGGAATGGAGATGGGTTATGCTGAGACTAATCCATTCTCTACATTCAAGTGTAAAGTTACTAAGCCTAGAAAAGTTACATGGACAAAAGAACAGATTATGCAGTTATTAGATTTCTGTTATGCAGATTTTCAATATCGTAGTCTAGGTTTAATTGTACAAATGGCATATGAATGGTGTCAAAGGGTAGGAGATATGAGATTACTACAGTTTGATAGCATAGATTATGACAAAGGTATACTAAACTTAGAGCAATCCAAGAGAGGTGCAACAGTTCATCTGCCTATAAGTGATGACTTACTTGAAATGCTTATACAACAGAAGAATGATTACGATTTTCAAAAGTATGTTGCACCTTATCCTAAAGCTCTTAGAGGAGCATACAAGCCTTATAGCTTGACTAGGCTATCAATAGTAGCTAGAAGAGCTATGAAGCTCTGTGGACTACCTGATGAGCTACGAATAGCTGATTTAAGACGGACAGGTACAACAGAAATGGTTGAAGCAGGTGTATCTATGGGTCAGATAATGTCTGTCACAGGTCATGCAAATCCACAATCTGTGAAACCTTACATGAAAAATACTTTGGACTCTGCAAAAAATGCATTGACAATGCGACAAAGTAATATGAAAGGAATCTCTAATGCATGAAACCAAAGTATGTACACAATGTAAACAAGAGAAGATGCTATCAGAGTTTTATATAGAGAGAAGAGCATTAGATAAACGTACTTCAGCGTGTAAGGTTTGTGCTAGACAAAAGGGTATAAAATGGTTAGAGGAAAACAAATCTAAAAGAAATGAATATCTTAGACGATATCGTAAACTGCGACCTGACCTTGAAAAGAACAGACAGTTGAAGCATCGTTTTGGTATTACATTAGAGGATTACCATGAACTTAAAAAACAACAGAGTAATAATTGTGCTATCTGTAAAATATCATTTGATGATGTGGTGGCAAATGTTGACCACTGTCATACAACAGGAAAAGTTAGAGGATTATTATGTTCAAAATGTAATCATGGATTAGGTTTGTTCAAAGATAGTGTAGATAATTTAAATGAAGCTATTAATTTTTTATTGACAAGTAGGAAAAAGTATGATACAAGCACAGATAACGTGCCGAACAAAGAACTATATAACATATAAGTGGTATATTATACATGAATATATATAATTATGTAAGTGACTTACAGTTAAGTGTAGGAGAGAGTAAAAGATTTAATTGTCCTAATTGTAATGGCTATAAAACTTTTACTGCTACAAATAATATGGGTCAGTTACTATGGAACTGTTATAAAATATCTTGTAGTATATCAGGTTCAGCACGTATTCACTTATCAGTGGATGACATAAGAGATGCCATTGACCCTAGTGTTGTAGATGATAACGTAAATGATTTTGTGTTACCTGATTATGTTGTACAACACAATGACAGACCTAATGTTTTATCATGGTGTAACAAGTGGGGTATTGATATAACTAATATAGAAATATTCTATGACGTTAAAGAAGACAGGATAGTGTTTCCTATTGTACATGATGGTAAAATGGTTGATGCAACAGGTAGGTCACTAGGGAAAAAACTACCCAAGTGGAAAAGGTATGGAAAAAATAACTTGCCTTTTGTTTATGGTTGTGGTAGGGTGGCAGTAGTTGTTGAGGATTGTGTTAGTGCTATCGCAGTAGGCTGTGAAGTATATGCAGGGGTAGCAGTGTTGGGTACGTCATTAGCTGAATCACACAAGAGATACCTTTCACAATTCTCAACTGCTATAATAGCACTAGACCCTGATGCAGTACCCAAAACACTAGCATTTGCAAAAGAACTGAGAGGTTATGTGAATGATGTAAAAGTGCTACGAGTAACAGACGATTTAAAATACAGGAGAGCAGAAGATTTTGATAAACTAAATGAAATAACCCCAAAGGAGTAACCAACATGGAATTATCATTAATAAGAAGTCTTATGGACAAGGAGTTCTATAACGAGCATAGAGGTGCTAAGTGTCCTGATAGACTGTTTAGTAAAGACGTAAGAAAGATTAAGACTGCCATAGATAGTGCTATGGACAGATATGAAAGAACAGTAACACCTGATGAGATTGAAGCATTGTTTATGTCTAACAATCCATCAATGACTACTGCACAGAAACAAGCATACTCTAGTTTGTTTAAACAAGTAAAAAGGGAGTTGCCACTTGGTAGTGATATCGCACAAGAAGTATTATCTAAATTGTTTCAACAGGTTGTTGGCGAAGATATTGCTAATCTTGGCTTTGACTATGTTAATGGTACTAAATCCACACTTGAACCTCTTAGAAATGTTCTTGAGTTATATGCTGATGATTTTACTCCCAATCTAAAGATAGAATGGGATGACATAAGTATTGAAACATTGTTAGAGAGGAATGACTTGGAAGCTAGATGGACATTTAATATACCTTGCCTAACTAGAAAGGTAGAGGGTGTAAATTCAGGACACTTAATTGAAGTAGGTGCTAGACCTAATACAGGTAAGACATCCTTTCATGCATCATTGATTGCTAGTCCTAGTGGCTTTGCACATCAAGGTGCTAAGTGTATCATACTATGTAACGAAGAGTCTGCCCATAGAGTTGGTGCTAGATACTTAACATCAGCTACAGGTATGACAATGCATCAGATAAAGAAAGACCCAAGTAAGGCAAGGGAATTGTATGAGCCTGTTAAGAAGAACATACACATCAAGGATGCATCCAATCGTGACATGGCATGGGTTGAAAGTATCTGTAAGGCATACAAGCCTGACATAGTTGTACTAGACATGGGAGATAAGTTTGCTAGGACAGGTGGCTTTGCAAGGACAGATGAGGCACTGAAAGCTAATGCTATTCATGCTAGACAGATAGCTAAACAACACGAGTGTGCTATCTTTTATATGTCGCAGTTATCTGCTGAAGCAGAAGGTAAGATATATCTTAATCAGGCTATGATGGAAGGTAGTCGTACAGGTAAAGCAGCCGAAGCAGATTTGATGATTCTCATAGCTAAAGATACAGTTAAGAATCCTGATGGTGGGGAAGAAGAAAGTCCTGCTAGACATTTAAATATAGTCAAGAATAAGTTATCAGGATGGCATGGTGTTGAACATTGTGAATTGGATTATGTGACTGCTAGGTATCAGTAATGGACACTGATTTATTTGGTAATATAATTAAACAAGAAGAGGATAATTCTAATTATATAACTTGCATAAAATGTGATATTGAACAACCTGTAGAACAATTTAGTGTAATGCAATCAGGAGAGATAAAGAGAACTTGCAAGTCTTGTAAGAATGGACACAAGAGTGTAGTA